GAAAAAAAAAATATCTTGTTGTAGAAAAAATTAAATAAAAATGTTAATTATTAAAGAATAGTTTATTTAATTTATCATAATAATATTTATGATAATAAATAGAATAAAAGAATTGAAGTATTTAATCCATTACAAATATCTGGAAAAAAAAAATATCTTGTTGTAGAAAAAATTAAATAAAAATGTTAATTATTAAAGAATAGTTTATTTAATTTATCATAATAATATTTATGATAATAAATAGAATAAAAGAATTGAAGTATTTAATCATTACAAATATCTGGAAAAAAAAATAATCTTGTTATAGAAAAAATTAAATAAACTATTCTTTAATAATTAACATTTTTATTTAATTTATCATAATAATATTTATGATGATAAATGAAATAAAAATCATATTATATAAAAAGAAACTATTCTTCAATACTACTTGTTCCTAATTTTTGTTGTAAATTAGATTGTTTTAATTCTAAATCTTTTAATTTTGAAGTCATACGTTTCATTTGAGATTCAATATTTTCAAGACTATTAGTCAATGTGGTAACTTCATTCATGGTTTTTGCTTTTTTTAATTTTGTTGTAATTTCGTTTTTATTTTTGTGACCTTCAGTTAGATTTTCATTAATATTTTCTAACATTTTATTATTTTTTCTATATTCATGAAATATTTGTGCTTTTTGTTGATTTGCATGATAACCTTTCATTAATTCATTGAGTTTTTCATCTGCATATTCTGTTTCTTCTATCATATGTGAATCTGGTGCAGGATCAAATGGTAACCATCTACCCATATCACCAACATATACACTGAAAGCAGGATCTTGTTGTTGTATTTCTTTTGCTCTTTCACATGCTTTTTCATATGTATTATATACACCACCAATACGTGTTGATGTTAATGTTGTTTTATTTTCAGAGTCGGTTAAAAAAGAAATACATACGAAATTTTGTCCATGTGGTAAATTTGGTAAAGTTTCACTTGTCATATAATGATTATAAATATATAATCTTTATATAAATTTATATATTTATTGTGATGGAATAAATTCCCAATGTAAATGATTACATATTTTTTCCCATACTTGATCAGGAACAACTAAATTTGGATAGTCTAATTGTGGAAAATAATATGTTAAATCTTCTAATTCTAATAATTCACAAAATTTTGTTAAAATATATGGATAAGAAATAAAATTTTTTCTATCTTTTGGTTTATATATTTTCCATGGTTCTTGTATTTCTTCAAACATCTTAAGTAATTTATCTTGAACACTTTTACTTAATGAAGGTGCATGTATTCCAGAAACTTTATTTATAATAAATGGAATATGTTTATATAAATTACTATACCCTAAATTTTTTAATATTATTTGCATCATATTACGTGAAATTTTTTTTTTATTTAAATTTTTTTTTTTATTTAATTCTATAATAATTTGTTTAAATATTTCATCTGAAATATCAATAACTTCTTTTGCTTGAAATTGTTTTAACCAATCTTTGAAATGATTTTTTCTTTGATATGGTGAATATTCTTTAATTAGATTATCTTCATCAATAATAACAAAATACATAATACCACAAGTTGGACAAGTATAACAAGATGTATTTAAATCTAAAATACATTCAATAGTACATAATTCACAATATTTAATTCTATTATCACCGATATCTTTATAAATTTTAATACCTTCAACTCGTTGACAATAATTTTCAAATAAATGTGTTTTAGGTGTACTTTTATTAATATTTAATGATTTTTTTGATAATATATCCATTATATTTATTGTTTTTTTTTCAATATGTTTATTAGTACGAATATTATAATAATCAATTAATAAATCACTTGTTAAGTCATAATAATTTAATTCGTCATTATTATTATTAATATTTTTTATTTTATTTTCTAATTCTAATTTTATTTCTAATAACTGTGTTCGTTCATTTAAATCAATTATAATACTATTATCGCGAAATTCATCTAATTTATTTAATTTATTATTAGTTTCATTTAATTGTTTTTTCAGTTCTACTAAAGATTCTTTATCTTTTGTAATTTTATTTATATTATTAAGATGTTTTGTTTCTAATGTATTTGAACCTTTTATATTTTTTTTTTTAACTATATTTTTTTTTATTTTAAAATTTGACATAAATTTGACATATAATATTTATAAAAAAAAAATCTTTAAAAAGATGTCAATTTATAAAATTAAAAATATTATAAAAATATTATAAAAATATTATAAAAAAATGCTAAATGTTAAAATTTAAAAAAATATCATAAAAAATTATTAAAAATATATAAAAATATATAAAAATATATAAAAAATAAAAAAAAAATATCATGAAAAAATTATTAAAAATATATAAAAAAAATTATTAAAAATATATTAAAAAAATTATTAAAAATATATAAAAAAATTAAAAAAATTTCTCTTTTAATATATATAAGATATGGCCGGTGCTTTAATGCAAATCGTCGCTCAAGGTTCTCAAGATGCCTACCTTACAGCTAAACCAGAAGTAACATTCTTTAAATTTATCTATAAACGTTACACTAACTTCGCAATGGAAGCTATGGAACAAACACTTAGTGGAACAGCTAATTTTGGAAACAAAGTTGTCTGTAAAGTATCCCGTAATGGTGACTTGATGGGTCCATGTTATGTTGAAACTACCCTTCCATCTATTGCTTTAAGTGAATCCGATAATTGGGTTGGTCGTGTTGGATTCCGTCTTCTTAAAAGTGTTGAATTCAGAGTTGGTGGCCAACAAATTGATCGTCATTACTCAACTTGGATGCACTGTTGGACTGAACTTACACATACCACAGACCAAAAAGCTCTTTTAGACAAACTTGTTGGTGCTAAAGGTACAGATGGTGCAGTTGTTGCCGATGCTGCTGTTGATACAACAACACTTCATATTCCTCTTCTTTTCAGTTTCTGTCGTAATCCAGGTCTTGCTGTCCCACTTATTGCTCTCCAATATCATGATATTGAACTTCATATTGAATTCGAAACTCTTGCTCGTTGCATGAATGATAATACAACATCTCAAACTGGTTCTCTTTCCAATACTTCACTCTGGGTTGATTATATTTTCCTTGATGCTGAAGAACGTCGTGAATTTGCAGCTAATCCACACGAATACTTAATTGAAACTGTTCAAACACAAGAAGCAACTCTTAATGGAAGTTCAATTAATAGTGTTCGTCTCACATTTAACCATCCAACTAAGGAATTAGTATGGGTATGCCGTGATTCTTCACCAACTGGTGATGCTTTTACTGATTTCCGTGGTGCTGGTACTGATACAAATTCTCTTGTTACGGGTAAACTTAAACTTAATGGTCAAGATCGTTTTACTCAACGTGTTGGTGACTATTTCAATTATGTTCAACCATACCAACATCATACAGGTAAACCAGATGTAGGTATTAATTCTTATTCATTTGCTCTCAAACCAGAAGAACATCAACCATCAGGAACTGTTAACTTTTCTCGTATTGATAATATTAATCTCGATATTACACCAAATGATAATTCTTGTACTGAACTTCATGTTATGGCTCATAGTTATAACATTTTCCGTGTTGCATCAGGAATGGGTGGAAATGCTTATGCAAATTAAGTAAATTAATATCAATCATTACAAATATTAATTATAAAATTTATTATATTATATTTTATTAAATATAATATAGTTAAATAAGTATTAAAATATTAATTTAAAAATTGTGGTATAAAAATATATTGAAATTTCATTAATATTTTAATTTGATTATAGTATAAAATAAATATTATTTTTGTAAATATAATTTCAGAACTATAATTTTATCTCTGTTCTTATTAATTGTATTAATACTACCCCATATATAATATATATAAAACTAAAAATCTAAAATAATATATGTTAAAAAAAACAAAAATTATAATTATAAGTATTTTACTTCTGATTGCAATAATTTGTAGCATTGTATTCGGTATACTTTATCAAAAAAAATTAAATGAAAATAATAAAAATATTGATATAATAAAAATTAATCAACATCTTAAAAAAATGAATCTGAGTATAATTAATTATCCTAATAAAAATTTATTAGCGAATGAATTTGATAATATTATTGATATTTATTTACCAGATTTTATAAATTATAAAACAGAATTAAAACAATTATATATTAAATTATTCAATAAATTATCGCGTCCTAATCAAATACCAATTACAAATATAAATGATCAACTTGATAATTTTAGTTCTATATGGATATTTAATATTTTATTAAGTTATTTATACCAATATATTAATTTAAATTCAATTTATGAAAATAATATTAACATAATAATATTAATAACTTTTTTTATGCATCTGAATAATACAAAACAAATATTTATATCACATCATAATAATAAATATTATATATCTTATAACGAATTAAAATCAATTAATAATAGTACAGTAGTATTAGATGATATGAGAAAATTCAGGGAGTCTGATAATGGTATTATTACTATTGATACAATTATCAAATCTTATCCAAATAATGATACTGATATAGATCAAAATATTAATACAATGTTACAATTTGATAATTTATTAAAATTTATTAAATCTTCTTAATTACAAAATAATAATGCAAATAATAATGTAAATGATGATAATATAATATAATAATCATATAAAATGAAAATAATATATTATTGACTTTTTTCTAAATTTATTACATGGTAATACAAATATTAGTTTTGTATCACAACATAATAATTTACAAAGAATTAAAATCAATTAGTAATAATATAGACAAATTTAATAAGTTAAATATGGTATTATTAGTATTGCTATAATTATCAAAACATATAATACAATTAGGGATCAAAATATTAATATAATATTACAATTTGATAATTTATTAAAATTTGTTGTCTTTTCTATTCAAATTTGTATAAATAACTAATTATATTTTTACTATTGAATATCTTAATATTATATATTATTAAGAATAATATATAATATTAATAATTTATATTTTTTAAATTATAAAATCTCCACTAAAAGAACTTAACTCAACTTCTACTAATGTTGTGCCACAGCAATATTCATAACAAGAATAAATTGATGAATTATATTTTTTATTTATATCTTTAAATATTGTATCTAATATTATATTATAAAATTCGTTATTTCCACAATAAGTTTTTGTCATTTTATAGTTTTGACTATCATTATTATATCTTATATTTTCTATTTGTGTAAATAGTTTTTTAATAATATTTATTTCATTTTCATCATGACCATCATCATCATATGATATATTTAGTTTAAGTTTATTATTTAAAATTTCTGATTTAATTTCTATTTCTAAGTCACCACAACATCCATCTGTTATAAAGAAATAATCTGGATCATTAATACTAATATATTTATATAAACTATGATTTTCAATATCATTTATAATATTTTCAAGTTTTGATTTATTATTCGATAATGCAATTATTGATTCTTTACTACCACCACAATCTTCACCTTTACAACAAAATGGATTCCAACCCATATTTTCACCATCACCAGAAAAAATTAATTTTATACAATATAATGTCATTATATTAATTATATATATATGTTTAAAACTTATTAAATAATTCAATATAACCATTTTTTATTTTTAATATATTATAACAACGAGAATAAATATTTATAAATGATTGACCACTACTTTTAATATTAAATGAAAAATTATTAATATTTTTTAAATATAAACACCCACTGGGTGTAAATTTTTCTGGATATATACAAAATGGTAAACAATTAATACCATTATCTGGTTTACCTGTATGATATTTATATGGTAATATATTATTAAAATAATGATATTTTCTTGATTTAGTTGAAAATATATTTTTATCATTTATTTTAATTTGTAGATTATCAATATTAATATAATCAGTAAATTTATCATCATTAGGTGTAATTTTATTAATGGTCCATAATAATTCTTTTACTGATAATGTAAAAGGTAAATTAATTTTTTTTTCACCATTACTTACTAAATTTCGTTGATAATGCTGTGTTGTTTCAAATAAATATTCTAATTCATGACTAACTATATATTTTTTTTCATAATCATCTAATATAATATAATCAATCCATAAACTAACATTACTAATATCACCATTTGGTATATTACCACTTTGAATACAATTAATTTTATTTGAAAAAAAAATTTTTATATAAATATCTTTTTCACGTATTGCTAATAATGGTAATGCCATTTCACTTTTATTACAAAAAAAAAACATTAATGGTATATTTAATGTATGTTTTTCACTTCCTGATAAACCATCACTATAACCATTATCTCCTTTAGTCCCAACTAATTTATTTAATATTTCTTTTTTATCAAAAGAATGAGTTAATTCAGACCATATATGCATATAATGTCCATATTGTCTATCTAATAATAAATTTCCTATATAAAATTCAATTTTATTTATTATTTTAAAACCAATTCGATTTGTCCACTTTATATTACTATTTTTATCATATGGTAAATCTAATTGTAAATACATTTTATGAATTAAATCACCATCCCTTTTTATTTTTATTTTTGATGTTGAACCAAATCTTGGTGTATCTACAAATAATTGCTCAATACTTTCCATTGAAAATAAAGTATGATGTTTATATTCATTTTTAAATAATGTTATATCTGGATTAAATGTTAAATTTAAATCTTCTGAACCCTTTGCTACTATTTGTAATAATGAACCTGTATTTGTCATTTATTATAATTAATATAGAAATTATAATAAAATAAAACTATTATAATTTAAAACTAATAAGTGATATAATAATATCTTGAAATGGTTTATTTATCTATGAAACGTTCTTGTAGAAATATAATTAGTATTAATATGTAATGGTTCAATAATTCGAGTAAATAAAAATACATCACATTCATCATTTGTATTTTTTGTTATTTTAATTGATCCATCAGATATATTAAAAGTTAAATGACCAGTTGGATTTATAACTTCTGGATTTATAGAAAATGGATAACAGTTAATACCTAAATCAGGTTTACCAGTATGTTTTTTATATGGTAAATAATAATTAAAATATTTATTTTTTTTTGCTCCAGAAGAAAATATTTCTTTCTTATTTATATATAATTGAATATCTTTAATATTACTTATTTTATGATCAATTGTAAAATCTGTAAATTTATCACCTTGTGGTTTTTTTTTTCTTAAAACCCATAATAATTCTTGAACATGTTGAGAAACAGGTAATTTAAATATACTTTTATTTAATATCATACTATTATCACTACTATTTATATAATTATACAAATAATCATTATTATTTAAACATATTAATCTTCTTTCTTCAGAATCTAAAAAAATATAATCAACCCATAAATTAACATTATATAACTTATTATTTGGTAATATTCCTTTTTGAATACAATTATCTAAAGAATTAAACTCAATTTTAATCATAGTTATTCGATCTTTTAAACTAATCAAAGGTATACTATTTTGAATATATTCATGACAAGTAAAAAAAATTGGAATATTTAAAGTATGAGGTTTATCACAACATAAACCTTTACTTATACCATCTTCTCCTTTTGATCCAACAAGATGATCTAATAATTGTTTTTTATCGATTGAATGTGTCAATTCAGACCAAATATGCATATATAAACCACTTAATATATCAAATTCATTACCATTTATTAATAATTTAATTTTTTTAATTATATTAAAACCAATACGATTTGTCCAATAACTTTTTTCATCATCAGGTGTATCTTCTGGATATTCAATATGAGGTAAAGTGACTTGTAAATAAAGTTTATGCATTAAATCACCATTAAATGGTATATAAAAATTATAATTATTATTAAAATAAGGATTTGATTTTAATTCAATTGGTATACTTTCAAATGAAAATAATGTATGCTTTTTATAAATACATTTAAAATGTGTTATTTCAGGTCTATGATAAATATATTTATTAGTTTTATCTAAAACAGAATTACTATAAATTTGCTGCATTGTACCATAATTTTTAATTGGTGGCATTAAAATTATTAATAAGTTAACTTTATATATATGTAATTATTATATATTACTACATTTAAAAGTGTTCATTTAATGTTATTTAATAATATATTATGTTTCAATATGTATAAGATACATGAAAATAAAAATCAACAAATTATTAATTTTATTAATATATATATTAATAAAAAAACAACATCAAATATTAAATTTACAGAATTATATAATAAATTTATTGAATGGAAAAATTATTATTACAATGCTTATAATATTAATATAAAAGACTTTAATAATTTTATTAATACAATATTAAATAAAAAAAGAATATCAAGTGGGATGATTTGGTTAAATTGTGAATTTAAATATAATAATATAATTTATAATAATTCTTTTTTTATTTCACAAAAAGAATTATTTATTAAAAAAAAGATTATGATAATGAAAGATTCTAAAATAAATATGTTGTTACTTGGTAAAATTATTAAAAATATTAAAATAATTACAACTGATGATAATGTACAAGCACATTTTAATATAGATAATAATAATTTAGGAATAAATACAATAATATATAGTGATATTATTTACTATATTAATAAAAATCAAAATTTTGATTTTTATTTAGATATTAGTAATATTAGTAATCATGTTATAATTGAATATGAAACATTTGACGACCCTATTCCTGAAATATCATTTTTTGAATCTAAAGATAATGAAATAATATTTTATTATAATAATATCAGTGGTTATTCTATAAAAACAAATATAAATTCTCATGTAAATCATGTAAATACAGTTATTGATAATTATAATAAAATAAAGAATACTACTTTATTTGATGAATTAATAACAAATAATATTTTAGAAACTGATAATATAATTATTATAAAAGATAATTCAATATATAATAAAAATAATATTTTTAATTTAAATATTAATATTTTTGATAAAGTTAAAAATTCAGATAAAAAATATTGGTATATTAAAAATATACCGATATTTAAAAATAATATTTTGTATTATTATAAAATTATAAATAATAAATATATACCATCAATACAAATAACAAAACCCGAATATATTGATTCTATATATGGAAATATAAAATGCGATATTGAAGAATATAATAATAATATAGATAATAAATATAGCAATAGTTATACAACAAATAATACTATAATTATATCATATAATATTCATTTTGATAAAATACCAAAATATAATTTTTTTGAATTAGTTAATTTTTCTTGTAATTATTATATATTTAAAAATAAATTTATTAGTAATGAATATAAAATATTATCAGATAGTGAACTTAATAATGTACTGAATGTTGATAATTTATAAATATTAATAAATATAAAATATTATTAGTAAACTTAATTTATAAATATGGGTCAAATGAATATAAAATATTATTAGTAAACTTAATTTATAAATATGGGTCAAATGAATATAAAATATTATCAGATAGTGAACTTAATAATGTACTGAATGTTAATAATTTATAAATATTAATAAATATAAAATATTATTAGTAAACTTAATTTATAAATATGGGTCATGTGTTTTACAAAATTTATTTTCTTTTTAAAAGATATTTTGATATATATTCTTTTGTAGTTTATATTTTATTATTTTTATATGTAATTAAAAATTCTATAATTATTTATATGATAAAATTACAATTATTATTATTATTAGATCCAACAAAAATAAATGATAAATATTTACTAAAAATATATTATTTTTGTTGTTTAATTGGTGGTGGTGAAAGTATTGATTATTATATACATAAATTATGTAAATATATATCACAATCAATAAAATTAAATTTAAATTACTATTATTATAAGAAATTTAATTTTGACATTCTATTAAAAACAACAAAAGTAAATAAAAAATTTTATACAAAAGAAGAAATATTAAAATTTAATAATTTTATAAAAAAAATAAAAAATAATAATATTAAAAATAAATTTAATAATAATGATAAAAAAACAATTAATTTTTTTGAAAATAGTATTAGTTTACGTGGTTTTAATCAAATAATTAATTTTAATAAAATATATCAAGGAAATTTATATAAATATGGAAGAGTTAATAATTATTTTATTAATTTTAAAGATATTGATATTTTATTAAAATTAAGAGAAATTTATAAGAATAAATATGAAACAGCAATTCAATGTTATTTACAAATTTTTCAAATATTTCATCCATTAAATATATTTTTTTATAATCATTCCTTATTATTACTTGAAAAAAAAATATGTATTAATTATAAAGATTATAATAAAAATTGTAGAAGTAGATCAAAAAATTATAAAACAAATATAAGTGTATGTTTACAAAATTATGGTGATTGTAGAGAAATTAATTTTATAAAAAATATATATTTATTAATTGATCAATTTATAAATTTTATGAATTATTTTAATAATAATAATTTTAATAAAATGAAAGAAATTATAAATATACATTATCGATTATTTTCATTAAAATTTTATATTAATGGTAAATTTGAAAAACCATTTCAATTTGTTAAACAATATTTTTATAATAATGAAGTTTTAGATGAAACAAAATTAAATGAATATGAGTCAAATTATGTTAAAATTTTAAATAATAAAAAAATGATACAGGTCGAAAATCATGTTATTGTATTAGAATATAATATTACTAATAATAATATTATATCACATGATATGTTATATAAAAAAAATAATTTACAATTTAATGAAAAAAATGATTATGAAATGTTATTTATAGCTGATTATTATTTAAATAAAATAAATGTAAAATACAATGATACATATTTTGATTTTGGACAAAATTATTTTAATGATAAAGTATATCAATATGCTATATTTGATTATAATTATTTTAAAAATATAAAAATACAAAAAAATAAAAAATATAAATTAACATATTTAAATGATTCATTTAAATTTAATAAAAATTTTTATAAAATAAATGATTTTATTTTATGGCGTGAAAAATATATGTATTATAATCGAATTAAATATTTTAATTATAAATATAAAACTAGTAGATATATTAAAGATAATAAATCTTATAAACTATTTTATTTTTTTATAGAAGATTATAATGAATAACATATTTTGTTGTATTGAAAATATAAAACCAATATATAATAATATTAAAGATAATGATCTTTTTACTCCTATTAAAAAAATAGAAAAAGATTATAATTTTAAATTTAATTATACAGAAACAGATAAATTAATACAAAATTCAAATAATGATAATGTTATAAATTATTTTATAAAAAGTTCAACAGATATTAGCATTATTTTTATTTATCCTAAATCATTAAAACACCCAAAAGTTATGGATAACTTATATAAAAAATTAAATAAAAATGGTTCTATTTATTATGAAAAAAATATTAGTTTATCTTTTTTAGCAATGTATAATTTAGTATTTCAATTATATTTTAATGAAAAAAGAATGAAAACACCTGATAATATTTTATATAAAGTTAAACGTATTGGTTTTGAATATAATAAAAAATCAACAATAAAAGTTATTGTTTATAAACATAATAATAAAGAAAATCCTATAGCCGGTAATTCATCACCATTTAAAATGGAATTACGACAATTATTTTTTGATGAAGATAATAAAACAATAAACACAGATAAATTAAAATTATATGATTATATTCATATTAATAATGATGATAATCAAGCTTATACCTATACTGGTATATTATTTAATGAAAATTCATTAAAATTTTTAGAAAAACAAAAATCTTGGAAAATTTATGAAATGTTAAATAGTATTAAGACATTTAATACTTTAAAAAAATTTTTAGCACAATATGGTCAAAAAATATTTGAAACTTATATTACATTTAGTTCATCTATACTTTTTAGTTTAGGTGTTAGAGAAATGAATGATATTGATGGTTTTATTATTGAAAATAATTTTATTGATTTTAATGAATTAGATAAAATTGATAAAAATATTTTAGATATAACAATAAAAGGATCAAAAGAAACAAATAATGAATGGTTGGAAACATTAGATGAAAGAGCTCGTGAATTTGGAGCAATGAATTTTAATGAACTTGTAATAAATCCACGATATCATTATTATTTTATGGGTGTTAAATTTTTAAGATTAAAGTATGAAATTATTACAAGACTAAAAAGAGGTCGACCTGCACAGATTACTGATTTATTAGTATTAAGACAAATATATAATTTTAAATATAAATTAGTTATACCGGGAAAAACAAAATTATATAATGATAAATTAAAAAAAAATATTGAAACAATTGTAAATAAATTAAAATTTTTAGATACTGTTAAATTTTATTTACTAAAAAGATATTATATAAATTTAAATCATGAACAAATAGAAGATTGGATATATAATTATAAATTTGTTACAAGTAATTATAAAAACTCATTTGAATATCAACAAGGAGGTAATAATGAATATTTTCTATTATCGCAAAATATTGCTGAAGATAAATATATTTATCCAATTAAAGATGAATTAATTAAAAATGGTTTTGTTCCGAATACTATTATTTATTCAGATAATAAACCATTTTTATATCCAGGGGAAAATTTTAAAAGAAGTTCAATTATTAAATATTGTACTTCACAGAATAGTGATCCTATAAATATTAAAAATAACACTAAATTTAGTATAATGACATTTAATGTTCATAATTTTATATCAAGATGTAATCATGGTACAGGACCACTATTTGATAGTATTAATCCATATGAAAAAGCTAGAGATATACAAAAATTTATAGATTTATTTAAATTATATTCACCAACTATATTATGTTTACAAGAAATAGTACCAATATTAAACAAAGAAATTAAAAAAGATATAAATGATTATGATTATATTCGAGAAAATTTTAATTTTCACTATTTAAATAAATTAATGAAAGAAATTGGCTATGAATATAAAGTTATTGCAAATAGTAAAAAAGGTAATTTATTAAAAGATGAAGATAATTCTTATTATTTTTTAGCAAATGCTATTTATTCTAAAATACCTATTAAAAAATATTATATTAATCAATTTTCTTTTATTGATAGAAATTTTATTCATATTATTGTTAATTATCAAAATATTAATTATGATATTATCACTTGTCATTTTGAATATTTTAATACAATATCATTAAATCATCCAGATATAAAAGATATTATTACTCTACAATTTAAATTATTTAATGAATATTTAGATAAAATTAAAAATAATAATACTATTATTTGTGGAGATTTTAATATTAATTTATATCAAAAACAAATAGGTAGAAGATATAATAATTATATTGAACGAACAAAATATATTCAAGATAATTATACACCATTAAATTATATTAAAATACATACAAATTTTTCACAATTTACAGTAACAGACTATATTTTATTAAATAAAAAAAGTAAATTAAAACTAATATATAATAAAATAATTCAAACTAATTTATCTGATCATTATCCCATTATTTGTTATTTGTTATAAAATAAAAGAGTAAATATAATAATAAAAATAAAAAGGTAAATATAATAATAAAATGAAAGGACGGGTATAATAATAAAATATAATAATAAAATATAATAAAATTATAATAATAAAATATAATTATAATAATAAAATAAAATAATAAAATGAAATAATAAAATATAATTATAATAATAAAATATAATTATAAAATGAAAGGGTGGGTATAATAATAAAATAAAATAATAAAATATAATAATAAAATAAAAGAGTAAATATAATAATAAAATAAAAGAGTAAATATAATAATAAAAATAAAAAGGTAAATATAATAATAAAATATAATAATAAAATAAAAGAATAAATATAATAATTAATAATAATTTGTTAAAATAATTTCTAATTCAAAAATAAATATTAATATTGTGTTATCTCTATTATATTCTTTTTTAAATTTAGTTTAAAAATGATATATTACTCTTGTCCAACGTTTATATTCTTTGAATATAGTTTCAGAACTATAATCTTGTTTTTGTTTCTGTTTTTGTTTTTGTTTTTGTTTTTGTTTTTGTTTTTGTTCTTGTTCTCCTATTAATTGTATTAATGTAATCATATATTATATATATATATAATATATAAAACTATAAATCTGAAATAATTATAAATATTATATTTATAATTATTCTATAATATATTTATTAAAATAAATATTAATATTGTGTTATAAATATTATTTAAATCTAGTAATAAATTTTTATATGAGATAATTTAATAAATTTAATTATTGATTATTACCTGTAAATATTTTATACAATGAAGCGATAAAAATCACTAAATTATATATAAAATATATAATTATATTCTGATATATTACTATTTTCATTTTATTATATTTACCTTTTCATTTTATTATAGTTACCCTTTCATTTTATTATTATAATTTTATTATTATATTTTTATGTATAATTATATTCTGATATATTACTATTTTCATTTTATTATATTTTATTATTATAATTTTATTATTATATTTTATTATTATACCTACCCTTTCATTTTATTATTATAATTTTATTATTATATTTTTATGTATAATTATATTCTGATATATTACTATTTTCATTTTATTATATTTTATTATTATAATTTTATTATTATATTTTATTATTATA